GCGATGGTAACGTCAGGAAGCAAGATGTCACCAAATCCCTTCATGAACACGCTCGATTCCGAAGCCTGAATTACAGCGTCTATCGAACCACCACTCCCGTTTTTGATATGAACAAACGTCCGGTCATCATTAGCGAACTGATCACCTTCAGTAACCGTTGCAGCCGTGTATGCGGGTTCAACCCCGCTTTCATCGAGATCAAGAACAGTCAATATTGTTGCAGCCATTTAATCTGCCTCCATTCTAAAACTACATGTTACGATTAATCCATAAACTCCATCCTCGACAGGAGCAGGGAATGGACCCGATGCCTCCGCCACGATGGTTGTGTATCCTGTCACTACTAAAGAAAATCTGTGTAATAAAGTTCTGACTCGCTCTGCGATCGCTTCAACACCAACCATGCTTCCGGTTCGTAACGTATAACAGCGGATATCCCACGTTATTGCGCGCCCTCGAGTCTGCTTAGTATCGTCCGAAGTGTCGGACACCTTTGAAATTATAATATATGGGTAAATTGCATCACCCGGTATCGGTTCAATTGTAAAAATAGCATGCCCGGCATTCGGGACATCATCACTATAATCAGCAAGCAATGATGTGAGTGTCGCATCATTATTCAACCTGTTGTAAATGCCAGTAGTAAAAACACTCATATTCGTTTCCCTGTTGCGATGATTCGCAATATTATCTTTCTATCCCCAATCACCACCCGCCTGATATAAGGACGGGGTTCCATTTTTGAAGTACCAAGCTCTAAATAAAGTCCGTAACCATCAGCAACACCTTTTCGTATTCCGACGAATCCGCTCACTCCGTTTATATTGCGTTTAACCTGATAGCTCACATTATTCCGAAGCAGTCCTGCAATAACCTTTGGAGGCTGACCCGGTCTGGATGGTGACAGTCCTCTCATTTTCTGACCACTACGTTTTGTAGGTTGGGAACGGCTGATCAGATCCACAATTTCCCCTTGTGCATGTGCTGTGGCTCTGATCATATTCCGCTCGAGTAACCTATTTACTGCTTTCATGAGATTTTTTTGGTTAGACTCATAACTCATGGCTCGAGTTGCTCATTGTTACAATCGACTTCGAAGTGATGATTGATCCCGCCCGGTTCTCTCACTCCGACAACATAAACGGTCAACGCTGTTGGCGCGGATGAAACTAGCTGATCACCGAATTGAACATCTGTTCCGGGATCAAAATATGCTACGTGAGTAATTTGAGCTTGTTCTCTACCAGCGACAACTCGCTCTCCGGATTTTGCTGGCCTGATCCGACCCTGCACTGTCGATGATGTGGCCCATGCAAAAGTAAAACCGCCCTGACCATCTTTAGTCCGGGATTTTCGCTTGATCGTTACGGTACGATTCATTAATCCAGCAGGGATCATATCGCAATCACCCGGTATTTGCTCAGCAATGATATTGCAGCAGGAGTCAACGCTTCATCCGCTGCCGATACCGACTTCCCTCGAGTATAGGAGTAATCCCCTATTTTCTCTGCCTGTAACGACTGATCGCGATGAAGGTATAAATCCGCGACTGATTGAATCGCTGCCAGTTTAACGTCAGCGGGTGCAGTATTAGTGCCACCGTTATAAGTTACTTTGAATCGACGCTTCCCGGGAGACCAGCACATCCGATCAAGAAGTGGTGTCTGTAATGTTGTCGCGTCCCACGTAGGATAGATCAATCCTGTTGCTGGTTCAAATGTGAAGTCAAGTTTTTTCACAGATACGAGATCGACATTAGCAGTCAGCGATGTTAGCGCATCGAATGAGAAATCCTTGTTTCCGAGGCATCTTCCGGTTTCTGTAAATTCACCATCCGCTTGTCGCGTAGTCAGTGCCGTTGTTCCGAGCTTTGCTGTTATTGTTCCACCAGAGTATCCGGAAATAGTATAAACGACCTTGAAAATGCTTCCGAGTGTCAGTATTCCCGATTGAGTCAGGCTTGCAGTTGATGTTGTCGCGACCGCTACACCTCCAGCGATTGACCATCCCGCGCCCTTTGTCCAATCAGAATCAGAAGCAAAGCCACCGTTTGCGACCAGCTCATCACCTACCAGATCCTCTCCCTCGGAAAACAGATCTAATATTTCGAACACATCACTAATAGGGATGGTCTTTGCTATTAGATACTCGCGACCGCCATCAAGATAATCAATCACCTCTCCAAGGGTCCACGTTCGACCGCAATAAGTCTCGATCGCTCCTGTGACGTACCCAATGAGCGCAGCAATTAGAGCATCGTATGTGCTGACCGAGATACCAAGATAAACCTTCACCTCGGCAGTAGTGACCAGATCATCAGCCATTGTTGATTAGCCGTTTCGGTTTGAGATCTTCATCATCATCTGTCTTTGGAGGATCATCCTTTGGTTTCTCGGGCGTAGCGGTAACGAGGTGAACCTTTGCAGCCTCTTTTTTCGCTTTAGCAGCCTCTTTTTTCGCTTTAGCAGCATCGTTTTTCTTGTCGGCAGCCTTCTTCTCCGGAGGAACGACCATTTTGTTCTCAGAGGGTCTAATCATCAACTCCTCAGCCACACCAAGCCTGAGGAACCGATCAGCTACAATTTTCGGCATCTCTGACCCGGAATATACTCTTCCTGACTGATATAACCCGGAAGCCGTTGTATAAGTACACAACATTTTGATCTTTCTGTCTTGTCCCATAATTACCTCAAGTTGAGATTTGCAGGAGGAGATTTAATCCACTCCTGCAAATCCTTTTATTATTAGCGAAATTCCCGTTGCACTAATAAATCTCGTCTTAGGTTCCGATCACGCCAGACCCACCAGCGTTCGTCAGATTGGTATTGTAAGAAACAACGCCAATCGCAGCAGTTGCGTCATCAGCCGACACAACCTCTGTCAGAACGATCTTTGAGTACCGCTTATTCCCTACATAAGCTACGGTATAAACCTCACCCGCGTCTCCGGCATCGTCAAGATTTTTCATGATCCCGGAAGCGATTGCTTCAGGAGTCGTGATTGTGTTTCCAACCTTGAAAATCACTTGACTCACATCAGTGACAGCAGCAAATGTTGAATCATCATCCGAGTCGTGCAGAATGATTTGAAAATGATCCGATGCATCTGGATTCGCAAGCACACCAACAGCCACCGAGTGAACAGTTGCCTCGGCACCCTTCTTGTCCATTGATACGGGAGCCCCACTCGCAGACAGAACAATGGGCGCAAGGGATATCTGGATTTTTTGATTGTTCAATGGGTCGTTGAACATAATTATTGTCCTCTTTTAATGTAAAGTAAAATTTGTTTCACACATCACTGAAGAATGTTTTTAATATCCGTCAGCGTTTGACCGCATCGGATGGAGTTTTATCCCCGTTATTGATACAGGAGTACCATTTGCATGATTTCCGGTTCGATCCATCCTGATATTAATGTAACGCTTTGCGTTTGGATGATTCGCTTTGTATTCGACAGTGAACACCGCTGAATCTTCCGCAGGTGCATTAATTAGCGCGATCACTCCAGTTGCCTCAGTGACAAAATCATTCACGACTAAGTCGTTTGAGTCAACCGCAGCTCCGGCAGTATCAGTGTCCGAATGCTCAAGGACTAATGTTATTGCAAGACCAGCAGCCAGCGTATCACCAGAGTTTCCAACTTCTATGACAAAAAGTCCACCAGCCCATCCATCGAGATCAAGAGTTGACGAATCAGTTGAGTCACCATTACCTGCATAAACGGCAGGAATGAGCGATTGCTCGACACGTCCACCGGGCGCGACGGTTTTTGTTAATCTTCGTAAGCCCATAAAATACCTCAAGTTTCAATTTGCAGGAGAAGGATCGACCCGCTCCTGCAAATTGGTTCTAGATCAAATCGAACAATATTTCTATGTACGATTGAGTCTCACGAATCCATTTACGTCAGTCACGCCAGCATCCATCCGCTTGGTGAACTTCAGCCCAACCATTTCATTGAGTATATATAGCTCAATCAATTTCTGGACAGAGATTCCGCCATGATCAACGATGGCATACTTGCGAAGATCACCGAAGAACAACAGCGGATCGCCATCTTGAGAGGCAGCAGTCATAAATTCGGTTTCTTCGACAACGTAGCCCTGAAGCTCTGCGGGTTTGCCCGTTGCGAAATTGGGGTTCCACATGAATTCACCAGTATTCGCGCCATCATCATTGGATCGCATCAGCATGATTTTCAGCAATTGCGCCCTCGGTATTCCCCACCGAACGGTTGCTTTGTTTCTGCGATATGCAGCTGTGAGTTGCATAGGAACCTTAACAATGTCTTCAGGAACCATATCGCCTGATCCGGATGTTAAGATATCAAGCGCGGTGATTCCAGTTGCATTCAAAATGCCAGTAGGTTCTCCTGCCCCGGTACCCTCAATGAATAATGGTTCTTCAATCTCAGCAATTTGCTCAATAACCATCTCGCGCAACTTGGCCTCGACATCGAAGAATGAATCCTCAAGAAGCTCCTGTGTAATCTGGAGAATCGTAGATCTTTTATGCGGGGTAAATGTCTTTTGACCCGCGGTATCCGCTGACTGAACAGCAATCGTCCCTTTCTCCGCGACGGCAGGAAGAGTATAGGTGCGATCCCATACTGGAAGCTTCAATTGTGCTGATCCGATTGTATACAGATCCGCAAGTTGTCGAATCCATACACGATCACGCAATTTGGTGATGATGCTGGTTGAAAACTCAGGATGAACAAAATAACCACCAGCCGGATCAGTCAACCGGGACATGGTTTTGTACTCTTCCGCTGTTGCTGACTGCCTGAATGCGTCTGCATTCGGTGCGCGGAAATACTTCTCGAGAGCTTTCT